TTCCTGACCTTGGGGTGTTTCGAGAAGATTGATAAGAAGGCTGGTCATCAAAGGGTCAAGCTTGCTCTTTTGAGCAGCTTCAAAAATCTGGTCCACAAGAGCTTTGGTGGAATCAAACTTGCTATCACCAAGCCGGGTTACAAGCTTGGTCATTTGATCTACAGTATTCTTGACCTCAGGGTTTGCATCCATAAACGGAGCATACTTAGTAACGATCATTTGGGAAAGAGCATTAGAGGCTTGCTTGATTTCTTCTTGAGTGGCCCTACCATCTGCAAGCATAGAGTCAGTCATACCAAGTAGATAATTAAAGTCTGCTTGAAGAGAGGTTGTTACCTTAGCCCCGTCAGGGGTAATCCCCATTTCAAGACGTTGCTTTTCAATCTGCAAAGCAGTAGAACTTCCTTTATGGTCTTCAAAAATAGACCTGGCATAGGCACTGATTTGAGTCTCATCCCAATTAAGATTGGGGTGAAGCTGTGCGTACTTTCTGGCCATAGTCATATAGCCTACAGACTCCTCTGACTTAGACCAGACATCAATATTGTAAGCTTCTTGGTCTTCAAACCCAAAAGCTGCTGGAGTCTTACCAGTAGCAGTAGTGTACATATTATCCTGACCAGAGTTCGGTGTTACACCAGAAGCTACAAGGTCAAGGTATGCTTGGTCTGCCAATTTAGCAGCAGCTACAGGGTTCTTATCTCGGATTGCAAGTGCTCTTTTGATAGCATTCCCATAAGCAAGCTCTGCCTGCTTATCCATTTCTGCTACACTTGGACCTTCTTTATTAATAGACCGGAAGAAACCAGCAAAGGCCGAAGAGTAATCAGGGGCAGGGATTACCGGAATAGGGCTGATCTGAGTATTAAGGATAGGCTGAAGTTCACCGACCATATTAGTTTCCTACTGAGTTAGCATATCGTTCTGCTTCACTGACAAGACCAAGGTCGAGAAGCTTTTTGTAAATATCCCAAGTGAATTGACCCGTTGGCCCATTAAACAGCCGCATACGAATAGAGCCTTTTTGGGCTTCCGTAAGGCTTGACCACCTGATTACTGATTCGATTTCTTCTGTCAGTCGAATAGAACGGTTTTCATTACCGTCTTCTACTGCCTGCCAGAACTCGTTGATAAGACCTTCAACACCCTTGCTGACCCTTTTGTACTCAGCACCAGAGGCATAGATAAGGTCCATGGCACCGTAGTGTTCTTCTACTTCCTTGATCGGAATACCAAGAGCAAGAGCAATAGTCTCACCCATGGTGATGTCGAGACCATGGATTTGTTTACCGGTCTTAGTACGAAGCACATCATCAAACATGATGCCTCTGATCTTAGCCGCATTGTCAATGAACTTGACGTTACGGAAAGCTTCTGCAAGTTTGATCTTGGAAGTTTCAGTATTCCCAGAGACAAGGTTTGCAAAGGCAGAGAAGACTTTGGAGCCAGTCTCCATTGTCTTGCCACCACCCGCACCAAGAACAGCTTCAATCAAGGTGTCTTCTTGGAAACCTCTGATGGTGTCCTTCACACCGTCAGACACCGAAAGTCTTTCTGCAATAGCTGTACCCACACCAGCCCACTCTGTGATAGCATCAATAGGACCACGTTTAATAAGGTCGTATGTAAAGCTATCTGAAGTAATCTTCATGTCTTCTGGAAGAACGTAGTTGATAGCTTCTTTGACACTCTCAGAATCGACAATGCCAACACCAACAGTGCCGTACATAGGCATCAACATACCGGCCAGCTTCAGTCTCTCTGCTCCTGTGAGACCCCGACCAACAAAGATACTCTCAAAGGATCGGAACATGAACGAATAGAACTGCAACGGCACCCGCATCAGGCCATGCTGTATTTGACCCTTGTTCGTTTGTGTCATACGGAGAGTATAAGCTTGCTCCTTGTCTGTGATGAACTTACGAGCTTGCTCAGAGTTAAATCGGACACTAGGGTTCTTACCTTTGAACTTCATTATGGAAGCACCAAAGGCAGTAACCCGGCTCATCTGTTCCCCTTTGTTAAAGAAGAACATACCGTACTTACTTGCTACATCCCAGTTTTTCTTTGTGCTGTGGAGTGCAACCTTGCCAAGGTTAGAACGAGGGCGGAAGGTACTGGCACCAGTGGTGAAACCCTCTGCCATAACTTCAGGATTAATCTCGTAACGAGCCGAGTCAATAAAGATTTGACGAATGTCCTTCATATCTTGGACAGACATATCAAACTGCTTGGCCATACGAGCATACCACAGGTCAAGTTCAGCACCTTGTTTAAGGCCGAGAGATCGAGTGGTATAGTAGCCTAGTGCTGCACCCCTGATACCATCGTCAAGGCCAGCCATGGCTACGATGTTTATGCTGTGCATACCCTGAAGTATAAACTGGAACGGGTCTAGGATAAAGGTGGAGTAGAAACCATACTTGTTGAAGATATTCGGAAGACTATCCAGACGTACCTTGCCACCGGTAAGACCTTCGGTAGCATTGTTTACTGCGTTGGCAAGCCACTTATCACCTTCAGTCTTAACACCCTTCCGCATCTCAAAGATACGTTTCAGTTCCTTGAGTTTAAGGATCATGGGGTCTTGGGTATTGGCCAGCTTAGGGCTGTCTAGGACATCTAGATAGTCCCTGTCTGTCCAGCCAATATAGTCCTTGGCCCCACCAGACTTGTTTACGGTCTCCTTGACCTTACGTCCGAGGGACACCTCTGCCGCAGTATTGTACTGTGAGTAGGCAAGTTGACGACTTGCAGTATTCAACTGAGACTGGATAGACTTGACAGGGTTCTCGTTAAACGTAGGCTCACCGCCGTAGTGAGTAAGTGGTTTGTTGCTTCGACGTTGGCTGAATGTTACAAACTCGTCAAGACTACCACCGTTTACGAAAGCTTGTCCATCTGCCGACTTGTAAACAATATCGTCCCGTATTTTAAATACAACCTTGCCAACCTTGTTTACGTCCAGCTTGGCGTCAGAGACAAACTTGATGAAGTCTTCCTTGGTGTTGATGTACTTGTTCCAAGACGTATTCTTTTCCACCATCTCGTCGGTAATAGTACCCTTCTTCAGGGCTTCCATAAGCCTACCAATTTCTTCAGTAGCTTTTTGAGCTTCTTTTTTAGTCGAGGTGGAAAGTATGATGTCCACAATGTCATCAGTATCAGACTGGATAGCAAGGAAGTACTGTGCCTCAGGGTTGATACGAGGACCGCCTGCATTAAAGCCTAGCACATCCTCGGGTTCCAGGGGACGAATTGTGTCAGCATTGTACACCCAACGAGAAGAACCATAACCCCCTTGAATATCCATGTCTACTTCAAAGACATTCTTAGGTTGGAAGCTCTTGTTCTTCTTCAAATCCTTTAGCCTGTCCAGCCTACCGGTGGCAGCATCAACAACAAACTCTACGTTATCTGGAATAGCTGCATGTTTCTTTGCAGCCATAGGAACCACGGTCTCGTTAAGCTTTACCGTAATCCTACGGACACCTTCTCTGTGCAGTCTCTGGATCAGCATACCAGACTTCATAACGTAGGCCAAGTTGCTTGCGTCTACAAAAGCATTGTAACCCTTGACTACCTTCTGGCTAGGCATAGAGCCGTTCTGCTTGACCCACTCCTTGACAAACTGTTCTTCCGTAAGCCAAGTACGTTGGCTGGCAAGTTCCTCTGACTGGAGTTTGTTAACCACCTTTCCAACTTGGTCAAGCTCTTTAGAGGACAGCTTGTTGATGTCTTTACCCAGAGCCTTAGCAGCAATATTGCCAAGCTTTACTACACCGGTCTCAGCCCGTTCAGCAAGGTTAGCAAGGGTCTTGTTATCTACAGCATGGGCAGAAGCAATTTTAGTTGCCTGTAGTAGCTTGTCGGTCAGACGGGAAACCATGGTAGACAGTTGTTCTGTGTCATCGGCCACCCGAATGAATTTGTCGGTGTTCAGAACCTCCTCTACCTGCACAAGGTACTGGTTCTTTTCAGCATTGACGGGGATTACCTTGGCTTCTGGGCTTTTGGCTGCAATCTTCTCAGCAGTCCGTTTAGTAACCGGTAGGCCCGTCTTGTAATGCCCGATAGTGGCCCGAAGAACACCAGTCCTAAGATCAAGACTAAAGTCAGAAAGAGAACGGTTAAAGAAATTGTCAAGAGCTTCCTGACGTTTCGATACATAAGCTGCCACAGAGCTTTCATCAAATGCAGAACCGAGTGCCCTTTTTGCATAGTCATAGACTTCTTTAGTTAACTCCTTGAGCCGAGTATCTTTGATAGCAGCATTGATAGTCGGAGAGTACGGAGCATTGGGGGAGACGGGATTGAGGGCAGCAGGACCAAGGTCAGCAAGGTTCTCTGGATCGTCCGTCTTCAGGGCAATCTTCTTTGCGGCTTCTTCTGCCACTTCTTTGCTTTCGGCAACGGCACCAACCCTAGCTGCTGTAGTCGGAGACTTGGCTAAGTCCTCTGAAATTTGAGCAATAGCTTTTGCATCAGCAGCAACTTCTTTAGTAACGGTAGCTGTAGCTACAGCTTTACCACCCTTGACACCCGTCTTGGCAAGACCGCCAATAGAAGGAACTACGTCAAGAAGAGCAAACAGGAAGTTGATTGTCATGGGGTCTGTGTCCCCAAGACTAAGAGCAATAGTTCTTAGCTCCTCGAAAGCCATTGGGTTGCTATCAATGAAGATACCCTGCTTGGAGTAGTCAGTGATAATACCATCAAAGAACTTCTTGTACTCTTCAAGAGACATGGTGCCCGAGATAGCACCGAATATTTTCTCTGCTTCCTTAAAGTCGTCTTTCTTGAAAACCTTTACCCAGCTTTCGTAGACAATATCCCGGAGTACCCGGTCAGCAAAGTTGGCAATAACCCCATAACGGTTTGATTGGTCTTCACTGGCCTTGTTAATAGCATCAACGGTGTACTGGATTTTAGAAGCGGACAAAGCAGCTAGGTCAGGCAACTCATCGTTCCTGAAAGCCTCTAGCTGCATAGCCCAATAATCAGTAGGTGAAATCTGGTTCTGTTTTCTTTGAGTACTGGTAAGCTTACCCAGAGCTTTCTCTGAGTCTTCCTTCTCATTAATAGCCTTGTCTACAGTAACAAGCACATGGTTGTTGGTTTCTTGTACAGTGGCTGCAATGTCCTCTGGCGTAGTTTCATCAATGGTTTTACCAGAAACAACAATAGACTCTAGGTCGGAACTCTTGAAAGGTTCCGGCTTTTTCTTAGTTGCTGCTTCAGTAACAACATCCTCTCCTAGAAAAAAGACAGAGTTGTTTTCACCTAGAAATTCTACCATGTCATCTCTTATTATCTACATAAGAACAGTTAGTCAATGACCGAACTGCCACTACCACCCTTGGAGGCACCTTTGAACATAGCATTAAAATCTATACTAGGAAGAATCTTCCCAAGCAAACCAAAGGCACCGGCCTGCGTATTAAGCCTAGAAATATCCCCACTCAAGCCAGAAAGCTGGGTGGCAAGACCGGCATTAGCACCAAACTGAGCACCAAGAGTGTTGGTTGTAGTGGCCCCTAGAGTCTGACCTACAGCAGCCATACGACCCCTTTGAATCTGGGCCTGCCTCAGGACACTACGAGCCTGTGCTCGTTGCTGTACTCTGCTTGCTTCCGCTTGTTTATTAGCAGCCTTTCGTTGAAGATCAACCTGGGCCATACCAAGACCAAGTTGAAGAATTGTTTCAATACCCATTTTATTTTCCTTCAAAGACTAGTAACAGGGATTCGTTGACTAGTTGTACATTAGCAAGATACCCAAAAGGTTTAAAGCCAAGCATTTTGTCCAACCTTATTATGTCCTGTCTATCTAAAGGGACATTAGTGAATAAGGCCTTGTACCCAACGGTGGTAAATAACTCGTAGCTCTGGTCTAGAAACCTTTTCAACTCCCTAAATGTTTTTGTGTTCATCTTGTCTACAGAGTCTAGGTGTAAGAAGACAAGTTCAGAGTTGTATTCTAAAGAAACCTCAAACCCGTCACCTTTTATGCCCCTAAAGAATTTAAAATCTTTTGTTGACACCTTGGAGAACCCCAAACCCTAGCAGTACAAAGTCTTTACCTTGGGAAGACTCGAACCTTAGTCGCATGTTACGGCCAGTGCCCCTGCATTTCAACCTTGATACAACAATACTATCAGGATAATCAAAGTCTGTCAAGTCTCCTGGATCAACAACAGCCGTAAATTTCCTACGGTATGCCTCCTGTGCTGCCGAGGATACTGTCTTCCTGAAATCCCAGTAAGTAGAAATAAGCAAGGACGAGTCCCTGATAATGCTGTAGCTTCCATCACCATTGTCCGTCCAACCTTCCTCGGTGGGACGAAGGTACACAGTAATATATGGTGCAGTCTTCTTCAGAAGAAGATCACCCATGAAGTCGTAGCCTGCTTCTGCATAACTGCTGTAGTTAGCAGAACCCCAATCAAGGAAGTCGATACCTGAGAACAGACCCATTGTCATTTTCCCGGTACCCTTGTTGTAGATCATCAGAACAATAGCAGCCGTAGCAGAGGATGCCTGAGTAGCCCTTTGTACGACAATATCTGTTGTGGTGTCCAACTTAGTCAGTGTTGTGGTGAGATCATTCTTGGTAATATCGATCTCTACAATCTCTGAGCTAAGGCTCTCAAAGAACTGTCCAGACATTACATAGTCTGTATTAGCTGCTTCGTCTGTAATCTTCCAAGGATAGAAGCTCTGAGTCACAAGGTCTAGGATAAGGGCGTTGTTCTTCTTGTTGAGAGTTCCTTCACCATTGTTCGGGTAGAACCAGAAAACTCTTTTGTTGATCTTATCAAATACAGATTCACACTGAAGCTTGGCATTATTGTCAAGAACATCAAGGAAAGATTGAATAGTTCCAATAGAAAGGTTCTGCTCAACCAGACGACCAGATACTTTATCTGCCTGCATGACATGAATGCCTGACCGAGACCACCATACTGGGGTACCGTCCATGTCTGCATAGGTTTTACTATTCACCATGCCAACAGACGATACCTTAGCTACAGCATAGCCAGTTGGAGAGAATACGTTGTCGATACCTGAGACAGACCATACACCATTTTCTGCAAAGACAACAAGGTTTGATCCAACAACTGTAAGCTTCTGGATGTTTGCTGCATCTGGAATATTAATAACCCCACCATCTGTATCCAAGAGATCAGGAATCTCTTCAGAGGTGGGGTCGTTTAGCTGGAAGCAGTCTCCTGCTTCGGTGATGTCTTCAAGCAACCGGCTGAACAGAATACGGCCAGAGTTCTTGGCACTTTCAAGACCAGCATAGAACAACCTTCCAGAGAAGGCTGCAACGGCCTTGAAGCGGCTATCTTCAGTTTCGTCTAGGGAAGTGTCTATAGTATCGGGTTGAGCTTCTACGCTGGCGTTGAAGGCCTCATAACGGTTCTTGTCAAAGAAGTTTAGGATGAAGTGCCCATTACCGATAATCGAAGAACCGGAAAATACCTTCTGCCACTCTCCCTCGTCAAAGTCTCCACTACTATTCTTACCACTATACCAAGGGTGAGTAAGGGGAGGATAGTTGTTAGAGTTAGCAGACTTGAATGTAGTTAGTGCCGCAGCACCCTTTGCCATAGTCCAGCCGGTGTTGGCGGTATCATACTTACGGCCTGCACTTGGAGAACTAGATTTTTCATTGAAAGCAGACTTATCACTTTGCCAAGCAAAATCCCTTACCCTTGGAGTAATGATAGTGCCTGTAACACTGCTGTCACTTACATACTCGATATAGGCAGGCTCAATAGCCGGGGAGACAATAACAAGATTACCATTGATACTGGCCATCTCAATCTTTGTCGATGCAACAGAGTACGAAGAAGCAGGGGCAGCAAAGGTTGTCAGACTGATTGTTGCAGCAAGTTCGTTTCCAGAGTAAGGCTCTGCTGCCGTACTGTAGAAGTACAGATTAGCCCCATTCTGTACCACAAGCCAGTTCTTACCAGCAGTACCACCGACGTTTTTCCAAATGCCGGTCGTAAAGACAGAGCTTTCTACAACAGTAAACGAAGAGTCGGAGGCAGAGGTCTCGTACTCTACGGCAAGCCTACGACGACGGGAACCATCTCGTTGTAGCAGGCAATTCAACTCGTCAATAGAAGCATCTTGCGGAAAAGTAAGCTCACCCGCTTCGGTTATCAGACCCTTTACGAATGTATTTACCGCCTTCTGTCCGAGTCTCTGTGGCATTACGTTGCTTCCGTTCTTCTGTATAAGCATCCCTGCGTACAGCAGCAGTAGGTCGTTTATTTCTTAGATAGTTCTCTACTGCTTTAACAGCAGCCTGTACACTACTATAACGTCCACTCAATTCTTCTGGGACAGAACCCGTCTCAAATCTGATTTCAAAGAAGTGGTGGTCGTTAGGTTTCTTCTGTACGTTTATGGCTGTAGCCATATTCTCGGATGTAATCTTACAGGTTTGCTTTTCTGTATTGTGATTTAAGGTAACCATTATCTTCCATAATTTGGCCGTACAAGCTTGTTGGCCTGCTTGGTCTTCCACATATCGTTTCGGATATACGACTTCAGACGACGAGCAGCTTGCTCTACTTTTGGGTCAGACCCAGACTTAAAAAGAGAGAAGCAGGTTGACTTGGCTTCAGCAAGGAAATAAGGAAACAGTGTCTCGTCCAGATCAGGTTCAAAGGCATCGGTCTGAGAGAAAGTAGGAAACGCAGAAGCATAGGCCCGTGTCTTGGACTGTTGTAGGTTTGTTTCTACATTTGCATCATAGGCATCCATGATAATGTAGTTATCGTCAAAGGACGTATAGTAGCTAGGCATCTTATCATTAGATACATAGATAGTCACACCACCAACCACGGTTGTTACGGCAAGGCCAGTCTCGTCCATGTTCTCCAAGAAGTAATCCGGTTGGCGATACTTGATCTCCCGCCAACTAGGTGTAGCCCCCGTTGATACGTTGTACGAAATCTTGACAAGGCTCTTCAGGTTAGCAGGATAGGTAAAGTGAGTAGGACGAGCAGAGTTACTAAGGGAAGTAAGTTGTGCCAGTTGCTTGTGCTCTGGAATTTCCCTACCGGCAATGATATTGTAGTACACATCTTCGATAACAGAAGCAATCTGCTGCGCCTCTACGGTATCTGCAATGCTGTTGACATCCTCTGCATCCATATCAGAGAGGATAGACTGTACCATTTGGAGCAGAGTTGATTTCATTATTGAGTCATCCCCATAACATTCATATAAGCAGAGTGAACAATTACGTTACCCGAAGCAGTTTTCAAGTAAAACTCAAAGTAATCGTTGGTGGATATGTCTGCACTGAAGTTAGCAGAAACATGGTTATAGTTACCCGAGTCGGCAGTATCTACTATTTCCGCATTGAAGGAGCCAGTCTGAATGATACTTCCGTTTTTGTAACCAGCAAAGTAAACATCTTGACCGGCACCAGTACTGTGTTTGAAGGAAAGGTCGAACACACCAATGGCGCTTCGGTTGGGGGTTCCTGTGTACGTCAGACGACCGGCATTGTTGAAAGTGAATTCATGCAGAGTTGATGCCGTGCCAGCTACGTTACAAACAGTGTACGAAGAAGGTGTAGTAAACGTAGTTCCAGTACCAATGTCGTTATACCTCCAACTACCATGAGCCATTGTAGAATACCAAGCACCAGAGCCTAGGCCGTCTGCATGGTAGACTTGGTTAGCAGAAGCAGTGGTGGCCCCTTTAGGTTCATGGCACTCAGAACCAGTGAGAGAAGCATGAGTAACAGTAACCATTTTTATTGGACCTCTGATGTTAGATTATACAGGTTAAAAAAATCCTGTCAAGAAAAAAGTGGGAGACCCCCGAAGGAGTCTCCCTTTTTTAGTTAGAGTACTTCGATGTACTCAATGACCAGCTTACCCGAGCCAGCAGTAAAGGCTGCGGTTTCGTAGCTGAAGCCAACGTAGGCATTGGCAGCACCAACATTCTGGGTACCATCAGCCAGAACGCCATCACAGACAACAGCATAGTCAGCAGCCATGGCAGCAAGAGCAATGTCAGCGTCGATACCGTCTGCGTCGATGGCAGTACCTGCGGCGTTGAACAGACCAATATCCAGAGTGGCAGCACCACCCGAGGTAAAGGCCGTGTCAACGACGAAGTGTGCCGAGACGATCAGAGCATTAGCCGGAATGAAGGCAGCAGTAGCCGAAGAAGCCGACGAGTAGGTGTCAACAAGTGCCGTTGCATCATTAAGCTCTACGATGAGGGCTTTACGAACACCGACAACGGTAACACCATCGGTAGCAGCCACACCAGCCGCACCGTCAGTAAGGACTTTAAGCCCATCTGCGTTAGTGTAAGACATTATTTATTCCTCCTTACACAGTGTCTTTGGTTGCAACGACAACCATGTTTTCAGGACGGTACAACTTGATACCGTAACGAGCCGTGGTCACCCACTCATGCCGTTGGAAGTCTTTGTTGTACTCGTAGTCCACCTGGGGCATCTGACGCCAAGCACCCACAAACGGGCTAACCGAGGCATCAGCCGAGAAGAACAGGTTGGCCTTACCGTTTACGGACGAGAAGTCCACGTTACTGTTGTCACGGTCAGGCAGAGCACTGTCAGTAACGGTGGCAAGGAAGTTCGAAGTATAAACGTCAAAGCCAAAGATGTTACGGACAAACTTCATACCCGAAGCAATACCCGACGAAACGATACCTTCCCACTGGGGGTTGTTCGAGACGTTGGTAATGTTCGAGATGGAGTTGATGTCGTACTCAACAGACGGGTCAACGACTGCAACCAGATTACGTTGCGGAACATTCGCCTTCTTCAGAGCATGAAGAGCACGGGCAAAGTCATTTACCGCAATCGTACCCGAGACGCCAGCCCAACGGTGCTCAACACCGTCAATGCTTTCGTTTGAGTTTGCCGAGACACCCGATTGCGGTGCAGCAAAGGTCGTCAGTTCGAAGTGCTCCATGATGGACCGTTCCTGTTCGGGAACAAAGCGGGACATCATTTCATTGGCGTAGAAGGCATCCTGTTCGGCCTTCTTCGTCATGTAAGTAGCCGACACGAGGTACTTGTCAATGGTGAAAGTGAACTCACCAGTGTCCATCGGACGGTAGACTACAGCCTGATCTTCGCTGTAGTTATCGACTTGTGCTTGACCAATCGACGGGATGTGAAGAGTGTTGCCGTCACCGAAGCCGTCCAGCATACGGACGTACTTCTGTGCTTGCATCTCATCACGGAGAATCTCCTTAAGCTCGGCAGACCAAAGATCGGTACGAGTAAGGAGACTCATGTTGGCAGTATTCATAGCCATTTAGGTTTCTCCTAGATTCCAAACCTATCACCAAGACGGGCTTTGTCTTCCATCATTTGCCGTTGTATCTTGGGTTGATAGTAAAGGTTACGATTTTCCCTCCGAAGTTTCTGGTAATAGTTCCAGTCCCTGTCAGAGGAGGCTTGCGAAGTAACACTCTCGGTACGGATGGACGAGTTAATCATCGGCTCCAGAGACTTGGCATTCTGCCCCATCAGGGACATAAAGGCATTGGGAGACTTTGAAGCGAGAGACTGAAGTTCTTCCAGACTCATACCCAGTTCCTTTGCCCGTTTGTTGACCATGGACTGAGCCTCGGTCCCAAACTGCTTCGTCATTACTTCCTCGACAAATTTCCTGTTTTGTTGCAGCAAACTGTCTTGTTCTTTTTCCTTGAGTGTTTTCTCTACAAGGCTTTTCAGGTCTACCTCACTTAGTCCTGTTGGTGTACCAGAGACATCGGTGTCAGCATTATCACTGTTAGACAGAGCAGGGTTTACAGTGCTGGAGTCTGTAGCCTTTCCCCTAAGCTCTTGGATCAACTGGGCAGCATAGTCTTGTTTACTCAGATCAGTACGGAGTTCATTAAGCTGACTCTCCAAAGACTGAATATAGGTATCTGATTCTAGTTTCCCTTTGGCGAGTACCTCTGGGTCTTTCCAGTTTTCACCCTTGGTCCTTATAAGCTGCTCAAGATACGATTGGTTAGTTTCTTGTGCAGTAGTGTCTCCGGTTAGAGATTCCTCAAAAATTGACATTATTACCCCTTGGTTAAGGTGATTAAGTTCAGCATATCATCAAGTGCAGCATTGTACTCGTTGACTGCTATCTGACGATACTCCCAGTTAGGAGTGTCGTAATCTCTGACACATTCCTTTTTTCTGTAGTGTGTTTCGAGAATTTGTTTGAGTTCGTCGAAGGCTCTTGAGTACCCGAGAACTTCTTTTTTTCGTTGTTCCTTTTCAGGACCGGTTAGTCCTTGTAGCCAGTATTGTTTCATCCTCAGAACCTAAAAGTATTTTTTACTTCTTTTTTTTCTAGACCCCTAAGAAAATTTTCCATAGCACCTGGACTTCCAGAAACTACTGGCGGCACCGGTTTTATGCCCAGTTGACCCCAAGTGTCACCCATAGTAGCCGGTACCTTTTTAGGTTTAGGCCCCTTTTTTTGGGGACCGGGTGTAATTGTTTGACGATAGTGATTAGGCATTATATTCCCATCTCCTGTTTAGCCATAAGCTGTTGCTGGTTCATCATTTCAGCTTCCTGCACCGCTTGTTGAGTTTCCAGTTGTTCCGCCACCATGATGTTTTCACCAAACAATGTCGGCTCCCCAAGCTCTTCAGAAAGTATCCTCGCAAATTCTTTACCCGACATATGGGCAGCAACAGAAGGATCAGCTAGTTTGATCTGATACAGTTGCTGCAAGCTCTGTACCCGTCTGGCTCGTTCCGCAAAGTGACGAGCACCAATAGGAACAATCTTACCCGAAGCAGTGATGTCATCTTTGGTAATCGTCTTGAAGAGTTCTACACCGTAGTCTTCATCAATGGACCGTACCAAGTCCGACATATTCATATTCCGACGAGCAATCTCAAGCATGTTGTTAAGGACCGGCTCAAGGAAGCTGCGCTCAAAGTGTGCCGTCTTGTGTTCGAAGATGCGGGATGCAGAGTTCTGTAGCATCTGTACTTCGAAGGCAGTCTTTTCACCCGGAGTACGGAAGCCCATGGCTTGCTTCGGGGCACCAGCCATCTCCTCCATCTTGTTCTCAAGTATCTGGATTTGGAGGTCTGCCTGAAGGGCCGTAGGGTCGGGTGCAAGGTATCCTACATCACCCTCTTCACCCATGTAGATACGAGCACCTGGCTCAAACTCAAAGTCCTCTACGTCCCCCTTAATCTTGAGTACGGGATATGCAATCTGATCGAAGACATCTGCCTTGAGGTTTTCAAGGTGGTCGATCCGGTACTGCATACCTACGAGATTATCCAGTGGTCCCATAGAGTAAAGGTTATCCGGTCGGTCCCTCCACCCTGCATGGTACACAGGTGAGCCTGCAAGCCAGCTAGGATTCTGAGCATTGTCCAGAACGTATGCCCTGTCTACAATGGTAATGATCCGATTGGTATGAAGCTTACCGGCTTCCTTGTCGTAGACATCACCGTAGAACGTCAGGATTTCTACATAGTCTGATTCGTAGTAGTGACGGATGTTGCTGAAGCCATCTGCTACAAACCCATCGTCTTTGTACCGTTCATCCCCACTATTCAAAACTGTGGTACGGGCAGAAAGACTACGTTCAAGAACCTTCTTGTAGAAATTATTTGTTGGGTTCTCATCAATCAGTCTTTTGAGTTCACCGAGGGTTTTAAGACTACGGACAATCTTTGGTGTTGATTTGAAGTTAGCAGCAGTTGGGTTAAATACAATGTCGAAAGGAGAGATACGAACAAGCTTCGGACCAACATAATCAATAGTAACCTCACCATCTTCTTTTGTCAAGTACTTTTGTTCCCAAGAAACCGTAGCAAAGCAGTTTCCATATTGAATCCAATCGTACAGAAGGTCAGAAGCAGTATTAATGAAACTGGACTGACGGAGTTTGGTGTCCATGTATGCTTGGATAGTCTGCCGTTTATCTTTAATCAACGGGTCTTCCGAGTGAGCCTCAAACTTCATCCACTGTTGACGGGGGAACAGGGTAGCAAAGTAATTAGCATGGAGGTTATCCATGATCTGAGTCAGCTTTGGGGTGGTCGTAGAGTTAGACCAGGGAAGCATGGCATTAGAAGTGGTCCGAGTGTCCGTAGCATACAGGTAGTTACGGAGTTCTTTCTTTTGCTCCATCCACTTCAGGCGATAAGTATTCCACTGGAACCACCGATTGCCTATCTCTACCGCCAGAGTATCCGGGTTGAGAATAGTTGCAATATTGATTTCTTTCATTACCCAGTACCTCTGAATCTATTATTAGCCCAGACTATGTTTGTTCTTCTTGCCCTGTTATATGTCTTAGCTGGTTTTACCGCCATGTCTACTACGGCAGCAAGGGCATCCTTTACGTCATCGTGAGGTGAATTACGGCTGGAAAGTTCTTCTTCCAGTGTCTGGATATTACCACCTCGGTAATGCCAGATAGAAAGGTTGTCGTATCTGGGTTCAAGAATAGCTGCAATACGTTCTTCTTTAGTCCCGTTATTAGGTCTGAACTCATCAACACTGAGAGCTAGTCCATGCTCCTTGATAAGTTCTTTCAACTGACGGACAATAGCTTTCTGTGCTACGGTAACTTCTGCTCTGATTTTACGGAAGCTCCACTTGTTTACTAGGTGAAGTATGTGTTCAAAGTAATCAGAAATACGGTCAGTTCTAAATCTGTCGATGTCAAGTATATAGATATTCCCAGAATTGTCAATACCTATTACGACGATAGCTGTATAGTCTGCCTTCTTTGACAGGCTAAATGCGAAGTCAACGGCAGCAAAGACATTCAAACGACTGTCTTGGTAGTACCAGTAGCCTTCATCCTGCTTCAGGTGTTTACGTTCATAGTACTGAAACTTGTCAGAGCCGACCGGTACATTGTCTGGATCAGAAGGATCGTTGTAGTACTGTGCTCGGAACTGGCCCTTGTCAAGGTACTGACCCCTTTTCTTGGCCAGAATCTTCATATCAAAGCCAAACCACTTTCCGTCTTTTCTTTGCTGTCGAGGCCAGAGAAATTCTCCGGTGCCATCCCCATAGCTTTCTACCGGTCGTTCAAAAACCTCGTAGATATTGTCTTCACTGACCTTCTCTCCATCATCATCATAGATGTCTTCGGACATTTGAAGAAGACTGTTGTAAAGGTCTAACGGGTGGTACCTTGTACCAACCACCCACTCCTTTGCTTCTGCCCCTTCGATAGAGGACAGAAGGGAGTATTGGCTACTCACCTTCTGTCGGCCCTCACCTGTGTATGCGTTCTCGTAAACGACAACATCGTCCAGAACTGCAATATCACAGTGAAGGCCAGTCAGTGAAGTCGTCAACCCGCCAGTAAAGATAGAAGGGTCTCGAACATTCTCTTCTTTTCGTTTAGGGTGATCCAACATAATCTCTGATGTTGTCCACCTGGCCCGTTTTCCCTCCTCGGCATTGACATGCTCTGGCCAGTACCTTTGGTACACCCGAGAAGTCAGGATACCTTTAATAAAGCCTAGCTGTTTCTCTGCGAGATTTGCTGTAGCAGAAATATACAACACACGAAGAGTAGGGTCTTTGGTTAGTTCCCAAGCAACTCTATAGGCAATAAGACGAGACTTGCCGTGGTCTCGGGGATAAAGTAGTAGTTGATGAGATTTTGCACCTTGGCGAGTCCACCAATTACATACGTCCTCATGGCATTGTCCTAGCACTTGTTCAGGTGCAACAAGCTTGATAAAGGTTACAAGGTCTGCTTCTGCTGCATCTCTGATCTGTTCAACAGGGTTTGACATTAAGCTTCTTCGTTATCAATCCGTTTACACTCGGCTTCCATCCAGTAAAGTTTTGCACCTTGGATTTGGTCTATACCTTCTAAAAGGTAATAAAGATTGTTAGAGAGTTGAGCAATACACTCCTCCTCAGTTCGATAAAGCTCATTGGATAATTTAGAAATGCACTTCAGTTCTTCATTTAACGTAATGCAAGCAGAGACAACAAAGAGAAAGGTCATTCCATCACCTCCAGTTTTTGTTCATAGACAGACGTTCTAAACCCCTAACCATCAACCACCAACTCCTAAAAGCCTAGCAAGTTGGTCTCGAAGAATAAAAGCAGCAGCAATAAGACCTGACAAAAGAATAATCGTCTGTCGCCACGTCTTTAACACAAGTCGTTGGGCGGCTCTGTAGTTAGCTTCTTCAGCAAGCTGGTCCGCAACTGGGATCAACTTCTTCAGAGCCTCTACCTCTTCATCAGTCAGTTGTGGCATTTACACTGCTCCAAAGAAAGAGTCACTATTGATCGAGTACAGGCCAGACTACATTTTGAGGAAAGCCCTCTTGCTGTGGAACATCACGAAGTGCTTGACGGTATTGCGCCCAAGGGATACGGACACTTTCTGGTATGTCCATAAGCTGCGTCCAGTCTGAATCAAACAATTTTGCGTTGCGTTTATTTCTTACGTCAGCAGCGACAGTCTCCTCAGCCTTCAGTTCCAAGTTCCACCCACGGTGCCACTTAGCATCTTTACCGACGTAATATTCGCCGGGAACAACGTGATGCACATTTGTATCTACAGCGGGCATTTCGTCAACGACAAGCTCAAAGATGTTACGATCCTTGAGTGCCTTATCTGTCAACTCAGCTGGGAAAGATACGTTTGGGTTATCCTTGTACAGCTGCTTAATTGTGTAAATCTCAGGATTACCGTTGGTAATTTTAACGTACTGTTTCATTATGTGATCTCCAAGTAGCCAGACAGAAGGAAATTGTAACGGTTGCTGTCCCCGACATCAGTCGAGCAATCCGTTGAGGACGGGCCTTGGCCCAGAACCTTCAAGGAAACGGCGCTCAGGTTGGTGGCCGCATGGGTAAGCGTCGCATCCGGTGTCAGGCCGAACGTGTGGCCGGTGATTGACCCGACACGCACCGACGAGGCGAATGAATAGGTAATGTTCAACTCGGAGGAACCAGAAGCGGCGATGGTGGTGCCAGTCGGATCACCCGAAGTACCGGTGACATACCCCCCCTGAAGGGCCACGGATGCGCTGCTCCATGACGGGCGGTAGACGGCGACGACGGCGGTTTCCGATACGTTGCCATTCATGAACCCGCCGATGCCCGACCCGCTGTCGCCAGACTGCGCCACACGGTACGACAGGCAAGTGCGAACGCCGAAGTCGCCGGGACCAACGGAATAGCTTCCAGTGCTAGTTTGCAGAGAAGTGAACCCGGTTCCATATAGCTCCGTCGGGACCGTGCCGCCGCCGCTGTCCGCAATCTGCGCCACGACAATGATGTCCCCGACATTCAACGTCGGCATGGTGATCGTGCTGTTGTAATTGGCGGCAGTCGTGCTTGTTTGGTACACCAACGTCGTCGAGCCGCCAGCCCCGCCTGCACCCTGAATCTTATGCCACAACATACTTACGACCCATTTCCGACCAGTGCGCCATAGAGCGTGGTGCTTACCTTCCAGAGGGCGACAACAGTGTATCCAGTCGTAGCAAGTGTCGGTGCAGACCCGCCATTATTCACCCAGGTCATCGTCGGCCATGTGATCGTGTAGGCTGCACCATCGTCAATCATCAGGGTGATCGACTCACCAGCAGACAGGTTGTTAGTCAGCGAAGAGTTGCCGGTCAGGGTCCACACCTGAATAGAGCCGTTGTCCGGGTTCAGCGACGGGGTTAGCCCCGGAAGTGTAAATACGTCTTCAAGGATTGTCCCTGTCATGGTCGGGCTGGAGATAGCCGGGGCTGTCAGAGTCTTGTTGGTCAGTGTCTGTGTCGCAGTGTTGGTCGTTACCTCTACACCTTCAACTGCAATAACACCAGCACCGGTACGAGTGATCGTTGTATCTGTGGCATGACCTACGTTTACACCAGCAAACTGAGGACTGTCAGTTGTGGCTACCCCTTGATCTAAAGCCTTGACAGCAGTAATGTTAGTCAACTCAGAGTCCATCAAGGCCCCAGCAGTCTGTACGTCAGTGCTAGTGATGTCCCCCCTGACCTTGGTTGAAATCTGTGCTCCTGTTACTTTCTTTGAAGTACCAGCCTCATTGATTTCAAACTCATTGGCATCAGCTACTGATGCTGCTGCTGTAAGGTCTGAGATTTTTACGTTAGCCATTTAGTAGACCCTTTTCCAACTTCCACTTATATTTTTATACACTGCCAAAGGTTGCTTCCAAGAACCATTGTACTTTACATAAATGGTCGAGGCTTTCCATGTTCCTGCTACGTTTACCCAAGCCAACCTCGGGTGTTGTATCCGTACCCCATCAAACTGTACGGAGCCTTCTGCAATATTGTATTTGTAGGTTACAATACGGGTATCAGCACCGTCTTCTGTAACTCTTGTATCACCAGCCTCTGTAAGCCTTATGACAGCATCGTCAACTATAGGCTCGAAGACCCCACTTAGTATTCTTGTGGCCGTCGCTGCTTGGGTGCCTGCACCGGATAGACTAGAGACACCCGGCCTTATATTGTCCCCAGAAGCTGTCTCTGTGCCGGTACCTGTAAGGGCTGTTACAGCAGGTCTTGTTCTATCCCCACCAGCTGTCTCTGTGCCGGTACCTGTAAGGGCTGTTACAGCAGGTCTTGTCCTATCCCCAGAAGCTGTCTCTGTGCCGGTACCTGTAAGGGCTGTTACAGCAGGTCTTGTTCTATCCCCAGAAGCTGTCTCTGTGCCGGTACCTGTAA